GGCCCCTCCCCATTGCGAGAGAGATATTTGCAAAGTTATTATAAACCTAGCCCCCGCCCACGCAAGAAATAATATACACCATTTCTCAGATTATAGGGGTTTGGTTTGAAAGCCAACTGGAGCAGATAACACTCACTCCATTGCTTTAATTGAGCTTCATTTATTTTATTTTATTTTATTTTATTTTATAAGTCACGAAAATGACAAGTTGATCCAACCGGCGTACATTCCCACCACCTTACGTCCAGTATGAGCAGATCCCCTTCCCCCAAGGCTCGTTGACCGGCCTGGGCGAACATTGGTTAAGTGAGTTACTAGGGCCAATTAGCCGTCGTTCCCACAAGATCACATATCTACACACGAATTTGGGATTGTGTCAATGCACTATTGTCACCGTCAGAAGAAGTTGTCACGGTTCTACATTTATAGGTCATGAAAGAATTAAACAGCCAGGAAAACAATGTTTCCATTTACGCTACTGTTACTAGTTGAAAACGTAGATGTAGCTGCCACCGTTAATGCATCAGTTCCGTTTGCTGAAAAGAAAATGGTCTGGTTCATCGCCACAGTCGTTAACGACGCGGCGGTAAATGTCATTGTGGGGGTATCAATCCCACCTGTAGTGACTCCATTTTTCTGGATAGCGAAACTGGCTACTGTACCACTCCCACCATAGCCTATCTCGATAAAAACCGAGATGATATAATTACCAGGTGGGGGTACAAATGAGCCAGCTGTATTCACTATTGCCAGGCCATTTGATTGCAAAGTAGCGAACGGAACGGTTAGTGGTGTTGCTGTGGTTAACAACGTATTGGCGGAGGAACTCCAAGCGGCAGCAGATCTATTAGCTGGTGCTCCCGCGAGATTTTCCAACACTGGTTTCATCAATTTGACACGATAAACCACATGGAGTTCTCCAACTGCCGCGTTGACGGTAGACCCAATAGTAGCGACATTAAGATTACCTAGGTCATAGGTCTTTATATCGGTGCCACCAGGTACCCCACCCGCACGTACGTATTTGGCGTCTGTCGATGCAGGCTTAAGATCTCGAGCATCAACACGCAACGCAAACGATTCACAAGGCATGGCATCAGCATGCGGCACAGTATCTTCCATCTGTTGTTTCGTTGCGGGCAATGGATCTGCAGCGTCAAAATCAACGCTCAGTATTACTTTTCCAGTTTGCCCATTGGTGGCGAATTCAGACACCTCCTTCTTGTAAACGAAACACAGACGCTCGAACTGATACTTTTCAAATTGCTTGGCAATGGAGGACAACCATGGGAATAAAGTTGCATTCCCTGGATTAATACCAAAGCTGGTCACATTGAAATTGGGTTGGTTAGCCACGGTCACTTCAGCCACATATTCTGACTCTTCTATGATCATGTCCCGCTTAGACCGGGAGGACGAGAATGTATTTCCCACTCCTAGCTTACCCCCAGTACCACTGAGTGCGCCTAGCCCCAGAAAATTCTGCGAGCGTTTTGACTTGTTTTTCTTTCGATTTTTCCTACCCTTACTGATGACTGTCTTTTCCACGATAGTCATTGCACCGCCCGGAATAGTTGGCGGCGACTTAGAGGCTTGTGTATTTTTGAGTTTAGGCCCCATTAAAATACCCTGGGGGAGCCATGGTTGTGGAACACCATGCTTTAACATCCCAGTAGTCATCCAATAGCTCTGGTTGGCCAAATGGACAGCTCCACTGTGACAAGTATCGCTCCCAGGATAATTGCTCCATTATCGTTACACCAAATCCTCGCTCGAATGACAAGCGGGACTCTATAGTTACTGGTGTAGGATCCATTCCTCTCTTACAAAGTCCATCCCAACTATTAAAGTTTAGAACTCGGCTCAACAATGCTTCCTTACGCTCCATTTCATTGGCGTTAGGGTTTTGTGAACTATTTCTCCAAAGTGCCATTGACATTTCTTGCAGCACCGGTACTCCACGATTTAGGGCCATCTCACAAAGAGCTATGGCTCCCATATAATCGCGTTGCCTATGAGGTTGCCATTTCTTCGAAACCAACACATTGGACAAGACCCTTATTGGATCCCGAATCATTATCCAATGCCCATCTATATGTATGGGCCTGGTTTGACACCAGTTGATTTCTTCTATGGTATAGGCTATTTCCGCCACTTCGATTTCCATCCCAAATTGTAGGTAATGTGGTACCAATAAGGTCTGCAGTAGATGCAAATTATCAGCACTAATAAACAATAGCGCGTCATCACCATCTACCAGTAGGTCCATCTGTTTACCTAACTGCGTTACCAACGCCTTAAACATTATCAACGATATCACGCAATTTCCAAGGCCTGTATTCATATCCCCGGACATTCGTCCACCTTCTACAGTGTAACTGAACCCGGAGCGTGTTGCCCCTTTATTGCGCAATTGCCGTTGCAAGAGTTCTCGAAATTTTGGGTCATTATTGAACTTAAGATAATATGCTTGCTCTAGTTCTAATAATTTTTTATTAACATGTAGGTCAAACCGTTTTGCGTCAATTGACACAACAACACAACGTTCTATGTTATTGAATTTTCTGACTATTAAACGTGCTCGATCATGCATGTTAAGACCTTTCCCAATGACTCGACCAACACCAAAATTTTTACCATAAAGGCGTGTGTTGTAAATCTCATGTTCAATGGGTTTCAAGTACTCCGCTAATGCTGCCGCGTAGTTTGCGTCCCTGAACTGTATCGCCCGGGGATCAGGATTTCTCTTCTTTTGTGGATTGAAGCTCTCGTTCTTAACGAACATTGTTATTTTACCCATCCAAGGGGGGTAGCCAAATACTTCATTTTCAAGTATGGCTTTAGCGTATCTGGCTCGTTTGGCTCCAGAATAGCGCGAGAGGAACGTTTCACTATCTTCAAGTGGTAGATGTAATTGGCGAAGGTCTCGAACGACCTTCCAGCCCATTTTCTCACCTGCCACCGTCATCGACGGAACACGTTTTAGAACTCTATTACACAAAGCCACCCGCTCATTGTGCTTACAAGTGGCATGCCTCAATGGAGGGCACACACCTGGTAAATCAAATTTATCCATGTGTATCGTGTACTTATGCGGATCTTTAAGTTCATCCGTATAGAGCTTTTCTGTGATATGGCCATTGAGTTCCTTGGCCAGGTCTATTGTACCACAGACGCAAATATCTCGCAATGCGAGAGGGTGTACCTATTTGCTAGGAAGGCAGCCTTCGGCCGAAGGTCTTAAGAACTCATTGATGCGTTCCGTCCACGTCTTTGCCCGATCGGAACTGAAGCGTTTAATCAACTGTTTCTCCCCTGGAGACTCTTTAGCTAGCGCAGTAATGCAGCGCAAGTAAGCATCAGTTAATTCAAGTTCAGCTGCATCTGGGCTGAACTCACGAAGTTTTTGGAGTATTCGATACTTACAAGACTGTGCATTGGCAACAGTTCTTGGTACCATTAATAAGACCTGGGAAGCTATGGCCAAGACCTCCCGCTTGATTTTATGAGTGCGTGCTATGCGGCATATGGCACAACTATAGCATTCCCGTGACCTAATAGGTTTTCCTATCCTCTCACCCGTGCGAGGGTCATACATCTCAGGCAATCGGGCATAAACCCACTCGGAAAACTTGCGCCAGAAATGTGGCAGTGTTAACACTACCACTCCTAGCACAAAAGTTCGCCAAGCGAGTTCCATTGCAACCCACAGACTAACCAAGGAGTAATTTATATACTCCCACGTTGTGTAACTATCAATCAAATTGATAAAGTTCCACAACGTGATGGCATCAATCCACTTATAGAAAGTATCTATGGGAAACAAACAGAACAGCTCGAATGCATTTCCAAGCGATAACTGTGACGCATGGAAATAGAGTGTAACTAAAACGAGGATTGTCCAGGCAAATGTGCAGGCCCAACCCAACACATATTCATAATCCCAGACAGATGGGTCGCGATCACCTACCCTGCAATTACATTGCACGAGTGGCTCGGGAAGAGACTCCACCTGCTCATCAGCAGCAGGTGCCTGTGCCGGCATGGCCACAGGTATTATCAAGACTGGGGGTAAATTCCCTGGTCCACCACCAGTTGGACCTGGTGGATTTGGAACGTTCGGACCATTGCTGTCCGAACCATCGGGATCATTGGGTCCCGGATTTTTGGGTGCCTCAGGCACCTGAGATGTGGTGTTGTCATCAACACCACAATTGAGGACCTGTGATTCGCCTTCACTTTCCTCTCCTGCTCCTCCAAAGGAGTCTGATGATCCCACCTGGGTTTGTGGGGGCGATACCGCGGTTGCTATGGGCTTCTTCAATGGTTTGCCGTGCACCTTCTTTGACTTAACGTCACTAGGTTGCTCAACTTCCACTGGCATCGTTCGTCGTTCCAATTTAGCGCAGACCTCCCCCACCGTCTGTGGGTGAAGGCCTTTGGCTCTATCCTTATCACATAAGTGACAATCCGCTATACAATTGCGGTGTTTGTTACAAATGAAATGCCGGAATTGGACTGGCACGGCGAACGGATCTAGAGGTAACCGTTTTTCTCGAAATACACCCCCCTCTTTCTTAGGGTTTCTTCCGGCCTGATTACTAACATTTTGATTCATGTTAGTGGGTACG